GGATGCGATACCGGTTTGCTGCGCCGCCTGGGTGGCCTGGACCGCCATGCGCTTCATGACTTCCTGTTTCACGAAGTCTACGCCAGCCTGGACGTACGAACCAATCAGCGCATTAAGCACGGTGTTTGCCAGGTTGCCGGTAGCCTCCTGGAGCGACATGGTGCCGGACAGCAGGCCGGACAGCACATTGGTGGACGCCTGGCCGACCGCCTCAATAGAGGACATAAGCGCTTCATTGCTGACGGATTGCTGGCGGAACCGCTCGACCTCAAGCTCTGCCATTACTTCGGCATTGCGCTTCTCGGCGGCGGCTTTCAGCTCCAGATACCGCTCATCCTCAATTAGCTTTGCGTCATTCAGCTTTTTAAGGTCTTTCAGTTCCTTGTCGTGCGCCGCCTGCTGCCCGACAATCGGGTCAAGCTCCTTGACAAGCTCCTTGTTTTTCTCACCCTCGATCACTTGCTTGCGAGCTGCCGCTAGCTCTTTCATGACTCGGACGTCTTCCGGTGTCGCAAACTTGTTCAGCTTCGCCAGGGCGGCGGCTTCGCTGTAGTCCTCGGTTTTGTCGGTAAGCTTGGCAATCTCGATGGCGTAGTCGACGATGGCGTCAGCGTTTTCCTGGGTGTGCTTTATGGAAGCCTTGTCCGTCTTGGCCTTTTCTGCGGCGGCAGCCTTCCCGGCCTTGTCGCGGGCCTTCTCGGCGTTCTCCAGGCGGTAAACCTGAACAGCCATGTCGCCAACGGCTTTCTTTTCACCTTCGGTCGCGGTCGCGGACAGCTTCTGGATAGCAGCCAGGCGGGCGCGCTCTTCGCCCTCCTTGCTGGCCAGCTCCAGGCGCTGGCGCATGATATCCATTTGCTTAAGGTCTTCATCAGAGGTCTTGTGCTCTTTGGTGCGCGGCGCCTCCTTCCAGCCTTTGCGCTTCTGTTCCTCTTCGACCACTCGTGAGTAGGCGGCGCGAAGCTTGTCGGCCTCCAGGCGAGCGCCTTCGCTTTCCGCTTGCAGCTCGGTCAGTTGAGCAAGGGTCTTGTTGTACCCCGCGCTGCCAGGGGTTGACTTCGCAAGCCGGTCATTAAGGCCTTTGATCCGGTTTTGAGTAACCCACGACCCTTTGGCTAGGTCGTCTTGTTCGTTGATTGCCTTGGTGAGGTTGACTTTTTGCAGGCGAAGTTGGGCGTCACCCAGCTCGTCGACCTTTGCAGTCAGTAGGCCGGTATTGTCTGCCGCCTTGCTGGAGGCGGTAGCGAACTGGTACAGGGCACCAACGGCCAGCATGATGACGCCAAGCGGGCCGCCAAGGAATGCCATTGCGCCGCCTAGTGCGCGCATGGCAATGGACGATGTGTTTGCCACGGCGGCAGACTGTGCCATCGCACCGGACAGGGCCTTCTCTGCCAGGGCTGCGCGGGCGTCTGCGGCTGCAAGCGCTTCTACTGCTGCGGTGCGCGCTGCGGTGCCCTGGACGGTTGCGGTGGTGGCCGCTACAACGGCTGCGGCTCGGGCCTGCGCTGCGCGTGCTGCGGCAAATTCTGCCGTCGATACTGCGACCGCTTCTGCGGCGGCGGCCCTGTCTGCGGCAGCGCTGGCGATTGCTGCTCGCGCCATGCTTACCTTGGCGGCTGTCGCGGTATACAGGGAGGTAATCAGGCGGCCGGCGATCACTGCGGCAAGCGACGTACCAGCAATCTCCAGGCCATTAAGGACGGCCTCTACTGACTTGGCGTCACCAGCCAGGGCCTTGAACGACCCTGCAAGCATGTCGATCCCCTTGGCCAGGTTCGCAGAGAATCCGGATTGCTGGTCAAGCTTGGACAGCGCATCGCCAAAGCTGTTGCGAATGGCGTTCGATGCCTGGGCGACGGTGCGCGGCATCTTGGCGAATTCGGCATCGACTTCCTTGGCCTGCTTTTTCAGCGCTTCAAGGACGACCTCGGAAGTTAGCTTGCCTTCGAGCATCTGCTTACGCAGCTCACTGAAAGGAATGCCCATGCCTTTGGCAATCTGCCGGGCAACTTCCGGGATGTTCTCCAGGACCGAGTTAAATTCCTCTGCGCGAACGATGCCCCCTGAGAACGATTGCCCGAGCTGACGCAGGCCGTTCTTCATTTCATCCGCAGTCGAGCCGCCGATTGCGCCCATTTTCATGAGCGATTCAGTAACCAGGGTAATCGACTCATTCGAGTGGCCGAACTCGGTGAGTGAGTTGGTGAGCGATTCCCACACCTTGACAGTGGTGCCAAGGTCTGCGCCGGACCGGCTAGCGATATCCAGAAGGTTCTGGTAGTTCTCGGCGCCCGCAGCGCTGTCGCCGGACAGGCGGTTGATCCGGGCCGACAGGACCGTGAACTCTTCCGACAGCTTCTGCATGTCGCGGAGCTTGTCCAGGATGGCCAGGCCTGCTATAGCTTGGGCAAGGCGATTCAGACCGCCGCCGAACTGGGCCGCCTTCTGGTCCGCCTTCTCCATGGCTTCGCCTGTCTTTTCGAGGCGCTTTTCGCTCTTCTCCATGCCAGCCACGAACTTGGACGTATTGACGTCCAGGGTGTAAACGATATTTCCTACGGATGCTTCCACGGGTTAGCGTCCCTCATTGCGTTAATTTCAGACAGCCATTTCATGGTGGCCTCATGCTCGTCGACGTACCGGCGCTCTTTTTGCTTGCCGTGCTTGGCCTCCCAGTGGGCCTGGAAGCTGGTGATAGTCAGATTCCAGGCGTCAGCCTCGGCCATGCCCAGGTGCGTAACTGCGAGCGTAACGTACTGCATTGGGTCGAAGGCGCGGGAGTATTCGCCGCCGCTCGACTTGCCCTTATCCTTGTCCTGCGCATTGCCTATGCAGCCGTAGTGCATCAGGGATCGAGCTAGGGCAAGCATGATTTCAGGATCGACCTGGCGGATGCGGTACGATCCATATTTCTCGCCCGGCTCGCCAATAACGTCCGCAATATCCTCATCGCAGCACGCCGTCAGGACTTCCCACGACAGGAACAGCATATTGCGCCAATGCCGCTTAAACAGCCGGACGGTCACCATGTCGCCAGCCTCGCGAGCGCCAGGCTTGTCCCAGCTCATATGCTCTATGATCGGTGGCGGCTGATGCAGCTCTACATACTTCTCGACAATCTCTTCTGGCGACCCAAGCCGCGCCATCGCGTCCAGGCTCGGCCTGAATTTTACTTGACGCTCACCGGCAGTAATGCCAATCTCACCTATCTCTGTAAGTACGCGCATGGCGCCTCCTATGTTGACCGCTATTCTATCACGCACAAAAAACCCCGCGCTTGGCGGGGCTGTTTGTCAAGCCGCTTTACGGGGTGGCTGGCGGCTCAGGAGTGTCGACGACGACAACGCCGCGAACCGATTCGGTGGCTTCGCACTCGAAGGCGAAGGTAGACAGCTCGTCGTGTGGCATGGTGCGCGAAATGGTCTTGACGATGCAGTACGCCATGACGGTGATATCCGGGCAGGTAATGCGGATCCAGGCGACAGGCTGGCCACCCGTGCCCTGCGGGTCGTTCACATGCTTGAACAGCATGGTCTGGTTCGACTGGGTGCCGTCCTTGCGCATGCAGGTGCCATCACCGGACGCGGTAAACGTCTTGTAGGTGGCAATCGACGAACGGGTCGAGCCTTTGTTGTTGTCGGCGGTCGCATCGACGGTGTCCCATTCGATGCTGAATTCCTTTGCCCGCAGGGCGCCGATAGGAAGCCAGGTGTTGGCGACGTCGGTCGGGTCGACGTCACCGCACGCAAGCATGAATTCGAAGCCGACGTCGCGGCCAATGTATTTATCGAGCTTGCAGCCCGCAGGGGTATCAGCCATTCGCGGCCTCTCCTTAAGTGGTAATTTCGATGGTCAGCTTGTAGACAAGGCGCCCGCCTTCTGCTACGCCTTGGCCGATTATACCAGCAATCAAAACGACATTTGAGAAGGGGCGATTCGGCGCCTCCGCAAAGAAGTTTTCGAGCGCCTGGGCGTCTTCCATGGCTCGCCTCTTGCCTCCGGATGCCACCCCTTCGTTGCCCTTGCTGGCGAAGTAAACGTCGATCACGTTGTATCGACTCGCAGGGCCAGGGCGCCGCCCGCCTTCAAAGTTGATCGAAACGAACGACTTGCTCATGGACTTTGCGTCATCGGACCACGGACCGATAACCACGGAGTGGGTCGGGAACTTCGCCTTGATCCAGTCATGCAGGCAATCGGTATTCACAGCTTTAGCGCCCTCCTAACGGCGTTGTCGATTTCGTCCCGGTGGAGATTAAAGCCCTTCTCCAGGAATTTCGGCTCTGCGTCCGGATCCCAGTAGTTCCCTTTGCCGGTCCCGCCGCCGAACTCTGCGCCGTCCTTTGTCTTGCCGAAGTGGCGGCGAGGCTGCCCCTTTAGCGTGCCCTTGGCGTTGTGTACAGCCATGGCGTAGTTGGCGGTAAACCCGATTACGCACCGCGTGCCGTGCGTGTCCGTCTTGATGCGGCGGAACATCGAGTTTATCAGGTTCGAAGTGTCGACCGGCGTGAGCATCTTGGTGTATGCCATGCCGATTGTGGAGGCCGCGTACAGCGCACGCGGAACCTTGGTGTTTGTGATGTTGTCGGCCATTGCCTTGGTTTTCGCCAGGGCCTGTCCAAGTCCAACGACGGCCATTAGGTGGTACTCCTGTAGTCGGGCATCGGGTCTTTAAAGAACGACATGTCCCAGTCGGTATGGCCCTTAATACTCCTGGCCTCCAGTGGCGGCGTAGGGACCGCCGAATAATCACCCTTAAGGATCATGTCCCCGTAGTCGACCCTGGCGTCTTCGTGGAAGAAATCAACCGTAGATACGAATTGCTCGCCACCATTGCCGGTGCGCTGCTCGCTCTTTGCGGTCCAGGTGCATTTAATAGTGAATGGCGGATCATACTCCCATCCGCCCGTATAGTCGTTCTCGGCCCCGCGCTTCCATACGGTCGCCGTGTTGGTGTATGACCATCGAGACGTTGCGCTCATTCGTCAACCCCTGGTGAGACCCAAAGGCCACAGTTCGCTTTCTTGTCAGGGTTCGGCGGGATAAGGTCAGCGATGCAGCCAGCAGGATCCAGGGCAAGCAGGGCGTTTTTAAGCCCCTTCCAGGATTCGCCCGTGGCTCGGTAATGGAACGAACGGGAAGCGCCAGAAGGGGATGCCTGGGAGCGAATCCGGCCGTCGCCGGACGCGGTAAGGCCTACCATCGAGCATAGATAGCAGACGATCATATAGACGTCGTCGTCGGTGTAGCCCGCGCCTGTCATGCACGGCTCTTTCGCCATGACCTTGTTAATCATGGCCTGAATCATGCGGTCGAGCATGGTGATTTGCTGGGTGTCCAGGTATTCCCGAACGTCTTGCACTGTTACCGCCATGTGCGCGGCCTCCATGTAGTTGGTGGCCAATTCTACCACGCACAAAAAGCCCGCATTGCGC